CACATGGAGGGTTACAGACCAATGTGTAGCGAACATCAGTGGGGCGGTAAAACTTTAAAGCCAAAGAAAAATCTTGCAGATGCTTTGCAAGCTAAAAACATCGTGCAGTGGTATGACGACAAAGACGAGATTTATTGATGAACAGAGACCAAGCAAACCAAATTTTGGACAAATTACGTGATGGACAGAAATTCAGTTTTGAACAAATCAGCGCCGCCCTTTTCGCCACTGGTGACTTACATGACCCAATGCGAGGCGAGAGAATGGAAGGGGCGGTACAAGATGAAAGTCAAAGAGATTGGCAAACAGAACGCCCAGAATTGGTGGGCGGTTGTGAAAGCCGACATTCTGCGAATACGTGGACAGGCTGGTCACGATATCTTGATTGCGGAAATGAACAATGATGCAAATACACTTTCAAGTCGAGGGTGACCCAAAAGGAAAAGGCCGACCTAGATTCAGTAGGGTTGGCAACTTCACCAAGGTGTACACCGACAAACAGACTTTGACCTATGAGGCCATGATTGCTACCTTTGCCAAACAAGCAATAGGTGCGACAGAGCCTCTTAAAACGCCCGTGAGCGTATTTTTGTACGTAAGACTTCCAATTCCACAGTCTTACCCAAAAAAGCGCAGGGAAGCCTGTTTAAGCGGAGCTGAGAAGCCTTGCAAGAAGCCTGACATTGACAACATTGCAAAAACCTACCTTGATGCCATGAACGGTGTCATTTTTGTGGATGACACCCAAGTGACTGATTTGCACGTAAAAAAGGTCTACGCAGAAAAAGCTGGCGTTGATGTCATGGTGATGGAGGCGCAATGAAACCAGAACAAGCAGCCGAGACAATCCGCCAGATTGCACCAGCTTACGGTGAAGCCAAAGCGCAACGGGTGTACCTTGAAGAATTCCGCAAATCCAAAAAAGCCCTATTGATGAAAGACGCACTCAAACTTGGCGTGGAGGCAGCAAACGCCCAGGAACGTGAAGCTTATGCAGATCCAGCCTACCACCAGTTGCTTAAAGGGCTGGCGCTGGCTGTTGAGCAAGAAGAAACCCTGAAGTGGCAACTGGAAGCCGCAAGGTTAGACATTGAAATCTGGCGCACACGCGAAGCCACCAACCGAATGCAAGACAGGGCGCACCAATGAAAAAGCAATGCCGGCGAAAGATATGGGCCAAAATCAATCCGATTGAACACGCCATTACAGGGGCAATGGTTGCAAGTGAGGAAAAGCTCAACAAGCTCAGAATGCACGAACTCAGCGCCATTGACAGCATGGTTAAAGGGGTTGGGACAGTGCAAGATTGGATGACGCTGGTGCACGTGTTAAACGTGTCAGAAACGATGGGTCACAATGGTATTGGCATTGAGGTCTTGCCATTGTGTGCTTTGGTGCAGTCTGAGATGGAGGCAGCCGCCAAACGCTATGAAGCAACCAAAAAGATGGGCTTGTCCGGTGTTGGCATTAGGTATCTAAAAGAACTTTGCGCCTTGCATGACCTCCAAAGGCAGAGCATAAGTTGTTCAGAGTTTGAGCGAATGATTAACAAAAGTAACAATAACGTCAGGTCAAACCATCAAAGGGTGGTGCACATATGATGTTTCAAAAGCACGCATACGTCAGAAGCAAAAAGCTGCTCAAGCTGGTGGCTAGCCTTGATTGTCAAATCTGCGGGTCAGGCGTTTGCGTCCAAGCGGCACACACAAACTGGGGAGGCGGCAAAGGCCGGGGCATCAAAGCTGATGACAATCTCACGGCTGCGCTGTGCATGAGTTGCCATTACGATATTGACCAGGGCGCCAAGTGGTCAAAAGCGGAAAGGCAGCTAGCATGGAACGTGGCACACCATAAAACAGTGCAATTGTTAGTGGACACAAACCAATGGCCTGTTGACATTCCTATACCTGACATCACACAATAGACTTGCTGACAAATGCAGTTGCCAGCTTTTGGGGCTTCGGCCCCGTTTTTTAAGGAGTAACAGTGAAAACCCTAATCACAATCGCAGCCCTGCTGCTGTCTTTTGCAGCCCAAGCCCAGACCACCACCAGATGCGTAAAAAATTGGGATGGCAGCGTCACTTGCACCACAACTCGCAATGGTGGTTTTTGAATGACGAATCCAGCGGACAAAGTTCAAAAGTGGGCCATTGACAAATTAATCCCTTACGCACGCAACGGACGCACGCACTCGGATGAGCAAGTTGCACAGATTGCTGCAAGCATCAAAGAATGGGGCTGGACAACGCCAGTGCTGGTGGACGAGGATGGCGGCATCATTGCAGGGCATGGGCGGACCCTGGCGGCACAGAAGCTGAAGATGACCGAAGTGCCTGTAATGGTGGCAAAAGGCTGGTCAGATGCCAAGAAACGAGCTTACATCATTGCCGACAACAAACTTGCCCAAAATGCTGACTGGGACAATGCAATGTTATCCCTTGAGCTAGAAGAGCTTGATGGCCTAGGTTTTGACATTGACCTAACTGGTTTTACACCAGAGGAAATTTCTGAGCTTTTGTTGCCTGATGTTGATGATGAACAAATTGATAACAGTAAGTACACAAAAAAAATAGATGCCCCTGTTTATTCGCCATCCGGTGATTGTCCCGCTGTAAATGAACTTTACGACAAAGTGAAATATGAACAGCTAACGGCAAAAATTTATCAAGACCCTGAAATAAAGTCAGAGGTTAAAGACTTTTTGCTGGCTGCGGCAGCAAGACACATACGATTCGACTTTGAGCAAATTGCTGAGTTTTACGCACACGCAGACCCGGACTTGCAGCAACTCATGGAAGACAGCGCATTGGTCATCATTGACTTTGATAAGGCCATTGCGAACGGTTACGTAAAGCTTTCGCAAGCCATCAGTGATGTTTACGCTGGCGAAAAGGGCGAAGAACATGATGCCTAAGACCTTTGCTGTTTTTATTCTGACACATGGGCGGGCAAACAATGTTTACACCTACCAGACCCTACGCAAAAGCGGCTATACAGGCAAGATTTACCTGATTTGTGACGATGAAGACAAACAGCTTGATAAATACAAAGAGGTTTACGACAAAGACTCTGTCATTGTTTTCAACAAACAAGAGGCTATTGAAGCCACTGACAGCGGAGATAACTTCAAGAAACGCAACAGTGTGGTGTACGCAAGAAACATCAGCTTCAAAATTGCGGCAGATCTCGGGTTGACACACTTTTGGCAACTGGATGACGATTACACAAGGTTTGATTACTCAACCAACGAGGAAATGCAATACATCACATCCGAAAACAAGATTGGCAACCTTGACGATGTGCTTGTCGCACTGATAGAGTTTTTGGACACAACACCATTTCATTCGGTCGCATTCGCACAGGGCGGTGACTTCATTGGAGGCGAGGGTTGCGTTCTACTCAGCAAGATGCGAAAAGATGAAATATACCGCAAGGTAATGAATTCTTTTATGTTTCGGGTAGATCGTCCAGTAGAGTTCATAGGCCGCATCAACGAGGATGTGAACATGTATGTCGAATGGGGCAGACGTGGCAACCTTTTCATGACCACACCCCAGTTACGCTTGCAGCAAGTCGTTACGCAGCAAAACGCAGGTGGATTGACTGAAATCTACCTTGACCTTGGCACGTATACAAAATCGTTCTATTCGGTTATGTACGCACCATCGTGTGTAAAAATCTCAGAAGTAGGCACAAACGACAAGCGAATACACCATCAAGTATCATGGAAGCACACTGCGCCCAAGATACTGAGTGAGGAGCATCGCAAGCCAAGGCTGCTGTCACGCATTACAAGCACAGTCAAGTAAACGCAGAAAACCAACCTTTCGCGGAGGTTACATATGAAGAAAAGTACTGAAAATTCCACCCGACTGCCTAAAAAAGAGGCAGATGAGCCTAAAAAGAATGGCGGAGCCAGAGAGGGTTCTGGCAGAAAGCCATTTTTACCGACAGATTCGGAGCGCAAACAAGTTGAAGCAATGTCTGGTTATGGCGTGCCATTTGAGCAGATTGCAGCCCTTGTTCGCGAGGGCATTGACATTGACACGCTACGAAAATACTTCAGCGCAGAATTGGTGAACGGTAAAGCCAAAGCAAACGCACAAATTGGCAAGGGCATATTCCAAAAAGCAATGGCTGGTGATACCACTGCACAGATTTGGTGGTCAAAGTGCCAGATGGGCTGGAAGGAAACCCACAAACACGAACTTACAGGCGCTGATGGACAGCCGCTTGAATTCACCAAGATTGAACGTGTAATCGTCAAACATGCATAAAGTTTTGCAGCTTCAGACACCAGAATGGGCGCAACCCTTGCTGGAGTCGGCACGCTACAAAGGCGCTTGGGGTGGGCGTGGATCAGGCAAGTCGCATATGTTTGCCGAGCTGATGATTGAGATGCACATCATGGATCAGAAGCGGCGCAGCGTTTGCGTGCGTGAAATCCAGAAATCCTTGAACCAATCGGTAAAGCGGCTGCTGGAAACCAAGATTGAGGCCATGAACGCTGGCGCTTACTTTGAAGTCCAGGATTCGGTCATCAAGTCCAAGAAGGGCGATGGGGCCATAATCTTTCAGGGTATGCAGAACCACACAGCCGACAGCATTAAGTCGCTGGAAGGCTACGACTGCGCCTGGGTGGAGGAAGCCCAAAGCCTAAGTCAGTCCAGCCTTGACCTGCTGAGGCCAACCATCCGCAAGCCTGACAGTGAACTATGGTTTACGTGGAACCCGAGACAGCAGAGCGACCCTGTGGATTTCCTGTTGCGTGGCCCAGAGCCGCCCGTGGATGCCAAGGTCATCAAGGTGAACTTTGGGGAAAACCCTTGGTTTCCGCAAGTC